GTTCTGTAACGTCTTCACCGAACCATGGCTTAGCGCCGCCTGTCGCTCTCCACCTAAGAGCACCACCGTTGTCAATACGGAACGGTTGTCCGTCTGGGCCAGGAACAATATTGTCGTATTCCATGCCAGTGACATCATAGTTAGAAAGCCACGCATCGACTGCAAACCCGTCACGTACTTGGCTCATAAATTCTTCATTGCGAAGCATGCCGCGGAAATTACCCTCGTCAGAGATAATCGGGCTAACTAAGTACAGCTCGCCATCACGCATTCCGAATCCCTGCGCAGGCGATGGAAGCCCAAGCTCATTATAGAACGCGGTCGCAAGTGTTTCATTGTCAACATGTGACTGCGAGCGGCCTTTCTTAATGTAGTACTTTTTACCGTACGGGTCTTTAAAGAAGCCACCTTCGTTTGAGCCAGCCTGTGAGGCGTAACCAACTTCTTTCCACATTGAAATGTCGCCGTAGTCAGGGACGAGGTTTTCTGTTGTAGGCTCGTAATCAGTGTTCTGGCCTCTTGAAGAAACCTGCTTGATTCTGACAATATGCTTTTCTTGAATGCTGCCTAGTTTGATGAACGAAGACTCAACAGACAAGACTTCAAATGTGCCGTACCCGAAGTGTTCTTTTTCATTCTCAAAAGGCGAAATGTGATGAGCAGAAACTGTCATACCGTCGCCGGGCTCAAGTACGAAGTACACTCTGTCGAATCCCTTGTTTCGAGAGTCTTGCTGCTCTGGATCGCCCTTTGTTACATCGCTAGATGTGAATGACCTCGGGTCCATGTCAAAGACTGAACCCTTTGTAGTGTACATGTCGAGTAGTGCGCTATTGTCCTTGGAAACTCCGACGTATCTGTAGAGTTTTTCTACGTTTGGTCGCGCGGCCGCAGCAACAAGTCTTGCAAACGCAGCTGCTGTTGTCTTCGAGTTGAGATCATCTTCTCCATCAGCAAGACGTTGACGTCCGATCACGAATTCAGGATATCCGCCGTAAGCACCTATGAGTTCTTCATACGCGTCTTGCGCAGCAAGCTCGCTACCTTCTGCGCGAACAAGCGCTTGGAATACTCTAGCTCTGAAGTGATCGTCACTGTCAGTCAATCCTTCAAAGTCGATGCTGTCGCCGCCGTCAGTTGACATGAGCATTCCCCAGACGCCTCTAAATGCGTCACGATCAGTATCACTTGGGCTTGTTGCAAGTGGAAGATATTGATCTAAGAACGTCCCCATGTTGACGCTTTGTTCGTCAGGATCATTGTCTTGGATCCACATAAGTCTGTCTGCAATGTCAACAAGCTTATCGTTGGGCTCGACGAAGTTTTCTAGTGATCTAACCACGCGAGACGCGGAATCTGGATTGGCAAGCATTCCGTTTAGAATTTTTGCTTGGTCGATTTGACTAGATCTGCTTGAGTCAGTCATGTCAATAATTGACTTTGAGAAACTGTCAATTGGCGCGTTGGCGGCATCTCTTGCTCTAATAGCTGATCGTTCCAGCGCTCGGTCTGTGTTTTCTTCTCCGCCGACGCCTGCGTCGTAGATGCCAGCAAGAATTACTTCAACATCACCAATTCCTAATCGAGACACAGCGTCGTATATTGCCTCGGCACTTACATACTCATCAGCTTTGTCGAACTTGAGCAGTCCATACCCTGTTGCTGGTGCACCTGTTTCTTCGTCTGGGCTAATCGCGTTCTTGAGTGCCCACAAAAGTGTGATTGCGCTATACTTATTAGCAAGAACTGCTGGATCATCAGTGTAGTCAGAACTCTGTACGTCGTCGGCTGCGCCTTTTGGTACGTATCGATCGAAGATATTGATTTTGTAGAAGCCTTCACCAACTGCGGGAAATGCGTCGTCAAACACAGCTTCACTAAACACACTTGGCGCATCAGTTGACTCAATGATCTGACTGTCGTCAATTTCACCTGGAATAGACGTAGGCACTTCGTCGACTGGGCGCTCGCGGTACACGTTTGCCATAAGCTCGTCGACGCGATCTTCTCCAGCTGCGATGGCGATTGCATCTCGAAGGTCTTCTGGAGAGCCAAAGAAACGAACTACTCCTGGTTCAACAAAGCGAGCCTCTACTTGAACTGCGTTTTTCGAAGTCCACCTGTCTACGTCTTGTTGATTTTGTACGTAATCTTCGCCGCCTTCGGCATAGAAATCTGGAAGATCTACGCGGTAGCCAGCAAGCATCTTATCGCCTTGTTCCTGCGCGGCTGCGTAGTCCTCGGGTGTCAGACCGAGCATGCTTGCAAGGTCAGTGCTGGTGATTGAGCTGTCCTCGACGGTGACTTCAACCCCTGGGTAGCCACCGTGCCAGTCACTGCCTGTTAACTCTGCAGTGAATCCGTAATCTTCTGTGAAGCGTCGAATTGTTTCTTCAACGTCTTCGGCGTAGCCGATGTCAAAGATAAACTTACGAGGTCCGCGGCGCATTCCTTCGATAAGAGTCGATGGATCTGACTTAAATGCTTCAGCTAGGTCCTTGTCATATTCATAGTCTTCAAGGCCATCAGATGCTCCCTGGCCTGTTCTTGAAACGTCAAATGCTTCTCCAAGAGATCTAACCCAACTGTTCTTTGCCTTTTTGTATTTGCTAAAGAAATTGTTTGTAAGATCGTCTATCTCTGACTGCGGAAGCGGCGTAGTAAAGACCGTCGTGATCGAGTCAAACGCATCGTCAAATTGCGTGAGCGCAGATTGTGCTAAGCCTCTGTCACCACGCTCAACTTCTGTTGTAACACCAAGTCCGAACAAATCTTCGAAGTCGAGGTGGAATGCTTCCATTACTTTTGAAAGAGCGGTAAAGAACTCGCGAGCAGCCGCTCTACGGTACGCCAAGTCTTCTGCAAGCTGCGCGGCTGCGCCAGTTGCTGGAAACTCGTCAACCTTGTCGCTCTTACCTGACTTCTTGAGCTCTGGAATCATCTTTCCGAGAGAATCAGCAGCGGCAAATCGATCAACAAAATCTTGAGGAACATCGGAGTACTTGTAGATTCCGCCGCCCTTACCATCCTTTGATCCGAACTGTATAAAGAGGTCTTGTGTCTGAGGATCATACGCAGCGCGATTGACAGCTGTGCTTCCCTTAGTGTCAATTTCTTGCAGGCCTGTTTCTTTAGCGCGTGTGACTGGTTGCGCTGCAGGTGTTGCTGGAGCAGGCCACAGTGCGTCGACTATTTGATCGAGGTCTTCTTGTGGAAGATTAATGATGTCGTCAAGTTCCGTCTGCTTGAGCTTGCTATCGACTGGCTTTGCAAACTTGTCGAGGAAGAATTCTTTTTCTGCGTCAGCGGCGTACTCAAAACCGCGAAGCTTTGGACGGTTGTTCTTTGGATTGACAGTGATCTCAATCGGCGTAACGACGCGAGGCTTTTCGTGATAAAGGAATGAAACGTCTTTGCCGCTTGCAATAGCGCCTTCAATTGCAGAACGGAGTCCGTCTTGGTCGATTGATGTTAAATCAACTGGACCTTCCTGTGGTTTGCTTTCGTACGTATCAAGCAGCTGCTGTACGCCAGTGTTTCGTGGGCTGTCTTGGACAAACTTCTTAAAGTCTGGGTCGTTAGCATATTTCTCGCGGAAGTTTAATGCATTTTGCTGCGCATTAGCGATTTCCTCGTCACTAAGCGCGGTGAGGACAGGGCGAGCAACTTGTCCGCTTGGCGCGATTGGACCGTCAAGGTCTTCGACGAAGAAGTTTTTTTCTTTTCCGCCATCAGACATGTCGAGCGCGGTAACAAGTTCTTTTCCTGTTTTAGGGTTAACCCAAAGACGCTGAGGATCAATTACGCGATCTTTGCCCTTGTAGCTGACACGAAGCTTTTGCTTCTTGTCCATCGCCATTTCAATGCGACGACGGTTCAAGTCTGGAAGAGGATCAGTGTAGCTGTTGAAGTCGACTTCATCTGGTTCTTGACTTACTTCGCCAGAGATAATGTTGTTGAGAGTTGAAAAGAGATCATCTCTATCAAGATCGCCGTCGCCATTGTCATAGTCTGCTACTACATCGCCAATTTTTTGCGCTTGATCTGATGAAATCTCACCGGCTTCTTCAAGACCGCGGATCTTTTGCAAGAAGTCGGTGTCAGAGATTTTGCGAGATACAAATTCTAGAGCTGCAGAAGCGGCGTCTATTGGAGCTTCAGCGGCCTGCGGAGCTTTAGGAGCTTCAGGCATCGCTGAGATTTTGTCAACGTTGTACGTGCGCTCATCACCATCAGTGACTGACCAACCCGTGACGTTGCGATTTCCGTTTTTCTTGTTGTCGTAGATCTTCGAAGGCTGGAAAACAATATCTTTAGCGCCATACTTAAAGCGAATGTTGTCGCCCTTGCTGATGACAGCATTAATTGCGTTCTCGAGCTGTTGACGTGACTCAAACGGCAGAAGGTCGCGTGTTACGCCTGTAGACGGACGATACTTAGGGACCTCTCTTTGCTCACTGCCGCCGCCTGTGCCGCTGACAATGCGGAAGCCGTCTTTTTTAGCGTCATTGATGCCGTCGCCGTCTTCTTCGTCAAAGTAAATAGTCTGACTTCCGTCTGACATTCTTACGTTGCCGCTTTGTTTAATCCAGCGCATTTCTGTTATACCAGCGACAGGGTTCTTGTCGCCAGGTGCACCGCGATCTCCGAGTGGAATGTATCTGGCTGCTTCAGCTGCTTTTGCTGCGGCCGCAGCTTTTTCATTTGCCTTTGCGTTGATCTTGTTAACTTCAACCATGTCGGCATCGATGGCATCGATCGCATCGTTCCACGACGAAAGACCTCTTGCAACATTAATGTTGTCGCCATACGCTTGGTTAGCGACACCCCAACCCATGCGCCAGACTTCATACGTGCTGCCGTCTGTTCCTACGCGCTCAGTAATTGTGTGTGCGCTGTAGACACTGTCTGTATTTGGTTGGTGTGAGTACGACAACTTCGACGAGCTGTAAGCAGTCCAACCAGGGCCGCTTTCACCGGGCTCAAGAGGGCCAGAGACACGGCTTGATGGTGGCTTCGGTGGTTCTGCGCCTTTGCCGCCTCCTGCTTCGGCAGCAGCGCGCTGGCTTCTGAACTCATCGTCGAATTCTTTGTTAGTAAATCCGCCTCTAAAATAGTCATGATCATCGAGCAGTTGGTCTATGTATTCACCAGCTTGTGTTGGCATCGCATCAACGTCATCAGGAGTTACTTGGTTTTTATCGTTAGTAGCACCTAGCGCGATAATCGCATACTTACCGTCAGGCTTGCGAATTAGGATCTCATCGCCATCAAAGGCAGTAAACAGCGCAACTGATCTTTTAGGAATGTCAGCGTAGGTTTGACCGCCACTCAGTTCCTTCAACACATCGGCGACAGGTACGCCATCAAGAGCTTGGAATATCGCATCGAACTTGTCGTTAGGTGTTGCGTTCGGATCCTTAGAAGTTGCGAGTGCTTCTTTGTAGTCAAACTTGTCGCTAGGCAGCGCTCGTCTGAAACTGTTTTCGAAGTCACGATCGTCAAAACCGCCTTCAGCGAACATAAGTCCTGCGTTAGAACCAATATTAAGCAGGTCACGTAGAACCTCTGCAGCTTGTATTGGCATTGAGTCAACATAGTCAGGAGTTACTTGGTTCTTTTCGTTAGTAGCACCTGTTTCAATAACCGCATATCTGCTGTCAGGTGTGCGGATATAGAACGTTTGGGATGTGCCGAATACTACTTCTGAGCCTTCAGGGATATCAGCGTAAGTTTCACCTCTGGTTAGATCTGGCAGTACGCCTTCATCAGTGACAGGCGTGCCCTTTGCTGTTCTAAATACAGCATCAAACTTCTCGTCCATAGACGCTTTTGGATCTCTAAGAGTCTTGACTGCTTCTTTGTAGTTAAACTCTGAGTCGGGAGTGGCAGCTTCGGCAGGTGTAGGTGCCGGTGTGGCTTCTTCAGACATCGACTTAATATCAGCGAGTTTGATTTCGCGCTCTTCGCCGTTTTCGTCTGTGCCCTTTACTGATGTGTCAGTAACTTCTGTCGGCTTGAGAGCTACGTCTTGGCCGTTTACGTTAAAGCGAATACCTTTGTCATCACCAACTGCGTCTTGAAGCTGCTCGGCAAACGAGTCAGACTCTTCACGAAGAATTTGTGGCTTGTCGGCTGCGTTCTTGCGGCCCTTTGCTTCTTGCTCGGCAACCCAGGCTTTTTGCGCTGCGTCGTCACCGTCGAGGCTGTTGTACTTTTTAAGATCAGCTTCGTAGTCGTTTTGGTCGCGACTAATAACGTCTTCTACGTCTGCCCATGTGTCAACAGCAGGGAAATCTACAAAGTCAAGTTCTTGACGAGCGGGCTGCAGTTGTGGCTGGCGGTGTGTAGCCCGACCTGCGGAACCAGGACCAACATTTTCATAGTCTTCGGTGTGGTTGTATTTACCGACACCGTTGACGACATAACCATCTGGAGACTCCCATTGAGTAGCGTATTCTTTGCCGCTCGAGTCCTTTGCCATTTTTACTGGCTTCCAACCGTCAGGAGCTCCAGTCTTTGATTGGATCATCTGCGCCCCTGATACGAACACGTCATCAGGCTGCACTTCGCCCTGGTCAGGAAGACCTTCAAGTCCTTCTTGAGGAATGATTGCCTTTACTGCAGTACCTTTGTTTGACGGTACCTTTACAATTTGACCGGCAACATTAATTCCATTGCTTCCGCGCATGAGCTCAACCTCGACAAGGCCACTATTTGCGTCTGCTTCTGTACCACGGCCGACAACACGACCGGAAAAGCTGCGGAATGAGCCATCGACCATCTTCATCTTGAATGAAAAGCCACCGCCCATGAATGCGAATCGACCATAGCGGTCACGGCGCTGAAGCTTTGCACGCATCGAACGTGCTGCGCGAGAGTTGCCGCCAACAAAGCTCAAAAGACCAGCAACAAGAGGAACTGGAGTATAAGTGCGGACGATTTCAACGTCGCCAATGTCAATCGCTGCAGTAATTGGTACAAGCTGTGGACCAGCAGCGATAAGGCGAGCAAATGCGTGTTGACGTTCGATCGAACCTGGCTCTAACGAGTGAGCACTCGCAACAAGAGCTCTAATCGAATCGTCGACAAGTGGATCTGATGCGACCCATTGTGCGCGAGCAGAACGAAGCGCGCTAGCCGACATCGCGTGAGGCGCTGTTGAGAATGGGTGCCCGATTGGAAGCAAGTCTGAGTTTTCAAGAGATGAAACAGTTGCTTTTGAGATAGTCGCGAGCGAGATAAACGAAGACAGCGCGCGAAGAGCTGAGAATGATCGAATCTCTTGCGATGAGTTGCTTGTGTACGCTAGGCTACGGTCAACTACAGCTAGTGCTGCTTGGCGTGTAACTTGGCGCTCTGGTCTAAATTTAGAGTTTGATTTATTTACGAGTGCAATGGCTTCTGCACGAAGCTGATCAAGCCACTTTGTGTCACGTCTACGCTTGCTCACAGCGAATCAACCTTCCTACGCGGAAGAAGATCCGCGTCTTTGCTATTGTACAATGAAACGGAAAGATTCTTTGCACGTTCAAATGGATTTTCATTGTCTTTCACGCCGCGTGTCCATGCCGCTTTAAGGGCTGGGATCACAGAGTAACTAAGACCTGAATATTCGGCCATTGCTACAAGAGCCTCGTTGGGAGACGCGTACTCTTTTTCGTTTTTCAAAGTGATGTACATCTCAGACTCAGCAACCATCGACGCAGTCACAGCTGTTGAAGCTCCTCGCGAAGATTTTGGGTGCCCTGTCGGAAGAAGATCATTGTCTTGTACGTACCCAGAAACTGGAGAAGATCCAGACGCAAGAAGGCGCAAGAATGCATTCACTCTCGACACAGCAACCGCATCGCGACTTGTTGTGTCGCTCAAGTTGCCAATGTACTCGTGCGCGCCTCTGCGATAGACAGCGCGCAGTGTCGACAATGTAGCTTTGCGACCGCCCGGAGCTTTTTCATTGTGTGCTGACATTTTTTCTTTGAGCATCTCGTCAGTGTTCTTTGCGAAGAAGACTTTGCGCTTAGCACTTGCAGTAACTGCTGTCTTCTTTTCTGGACGATCTTGCTTTTGCTTTACAGTTGCCGCTACGACAACCATTTGAGATCTGCATCCACACATGCAGTCGAGGCCGCAGACACATGCTTCTGGAGAACACATGCAACCTTCTGAGCAGCATGGTGCCGCTGGAATAGGCTGGGCTTCAACGATGGTGGGCACGATAATCTCAGCAACTTGCAGAAGACCAGCGTCAGCTTTTTCCAAGCGGCGTGATGGTTGAAGACCAGAGATTACACGTGCCTGCCAAGACCACTTCTTATGAGTGTCTTCGCGACCGGCGAGAAAGTCTTGTATTCCATACTCACGACAAGCGCCCGCGAGCTCTCCTGCTGCCTTGAGCTTTTCAATGATCATTTCATTGTCGTGAAGAAACTGCATTGTCATATCAATTGGCTCTCCAACGTGGACTGTGTAGTCTTCGACGCACGAGCGGTCGAGCATGTCGGACAGTGAGCCAGGCGCATCAAACTCGAGCTTTAAGATGCTCTCGGCTGTTTCGTCGATTGATCCGTAAAGATCTTCTTGAAGCATTCCAAAAAATTCATGAAATTCTGAAAAGTCCTTGCCTTTAACGTTCCAATGGAATCCGTGAAGTTTCAATTGTACTGTGTAGACACTTGCAAGAAGGCAGCCAAGACTTTCGGCAAGATCTGCTGTTGAATCGTTGTGAAAGCTCATTTTAGTTCGCTCCTATTACCTTATGACTAGAAAATTGTACTTCATTGTAGAACATGTCACTCTCACACGAAACCTTCAAAAGGATTTTCTGGCGGTGCTGGTTCTTCCGCAGTGGCAGGTGGTTGCTCAGCGGGTGCTGCTTCCGCAGCAGGTGCCGGTGCAGTGCCTTCAGCCGGTGTCTGTCCAAGCATTTGCGCAACTTCAGGAGGAATCGGTCCAACGCTTGAAGCTTGCTGATTTGAACGTACAGCATCAACCATGTCAGGTGCGAACGCTTTAATTGTTGCCTCAGTAAGTTCAGGCGTGATCATGCCCTTTTCAAGGATGGTGCGCAGTGCGACTTCATTCGGACTTGGAGCGTCGGCTTCGCTGAATCCGTGAGTACGGCGCCACGTGTCAAAGCTAACTGCCATCTTGTCAAAGCCCGCGTCTGCATCGGCTGCGCGGTCGTTACGCGTTGCTACTTGGCTTGGGTCGTACCAGATGACAAGGCGATCAACCTGAGATTGGTCAAAACCGTTTGCGATGAGATACGGGCGCAAGTAGACAACAGTCAACGCATCTGCGATCAGAAGCATAAGTGGCTCAATGTGCGCCTTGTAGAGCGATTCATCAATCTGCATGGCGTTTGAGTACTTGACGTTTGCCAAACCAGTAACGATGTCCTTAGGAACATCAAGTCCCTGGAGGATACGCTCAAGAACGCGGTCTGCGCGTTGCGCGAGTGCAGGGTCAAAGCTACGTTCAAACTTGAACTGCTTGATCTTGTCGCCAAGTTCAGCAGGTCCACGAATAATTAACGGCACAACCGCGCTTGCTGAGTCTTCATCGCGAATCGGCGTGGTCATCGCGTCAATGAGCTGGTCCTCGAACTCGTCTGTCGTCTCCTCAGGAGTAACGCCGGGGCGTGAGTCATCATAGTCATCATACGGGTAGTCAGGATCTGGAGACGCTGCTACAGAAAGACCGTCAGGAAGGTAGAGCGCGCCAGCGTTCAAACGGGAACGCGCAGTTGCACGGAATGTGCGGTTCAAAAGCAAAAGTTCTGCGCACATGTCGAGCAGCCCACGAAGTGAAGAGTCCGCCTCTTCAGAAAATCTTGGATGTGCACGCCAGATGCGTCCAACGAATGCTTTTTCAGGAAGTGCAAGAATACCATTTTGCACGCGCTGAGAATGTCCACCCTTGCTAAGTAAGTCACGGCGTGAAACGATCCCGTAGTTATTCTTAGAGTCGATCTGGACCTCGTCAACTGAGCGAATATCCCAGGATTCAACGATGCCGCTTCCGAGGCGTGCTGGCATCTGTACGAGGTAGCACTCTCCGGTCACGGAGATGTTTAGAGCCGCGTCGCGCAGCAAACCTGCTTGACCGCCATACGCTGAGTCTAGGCGCGCTAGAGCGCGCTCTGCGGCGGCCGCAAGGCGTTGGTCGACAGTACTTGAATTACGTACAGGTACTGGCGTTTCAGCGGGGTTTTCTATTACTGCGGCATAAAGGCGAATTCTTGAGACAACAGATGCCACGAGGTTAAAAGCGTACTTGATTTCGCCAATTGCGTCGTAGTACTCCCAGGCTTCTGATTGCCATGCGGAAGACGGTGCCTGGCGGCGCATCTTGAATTGCTCAGCTTCGCCTTTATCATTGAGACGGATCTGAGTTGCGGCCGCGGTAATCGTTCGTGGTGTCCCGTAGGTTGCCGCCTGCGCGGGAGTCAGACCTGAAAAGTACGTAAGTGGCGACGAGGCTGTGCTCTGTCGTGCTGTACTTGATTGCTCTCGGCGAAAAACGCCCATCTAAAACTCCTCG